TCGCTCGTAGGCTTTCGTTTCTAAAACCGTAAGTACGGGTTTCCAGTGTTCCTCAAATACGGTATCCGCGTTATACGCCTTAGCAAACTCCTGAGCCTTTTCTGATCTGCCACGACCACGCTGATACGCCTGCTCTAATGCATCCACGATCGCAGGAACGCTAGGCATGTGGAACCAAGATGATTGCGGTGCATCCCATAGTGGTTGCCCGTCAATAAGCCAGCCGTCACCTAGTAGCTCGGTTGAAGCTGCAAAGTCGCTAATGATTACAGGTGTGCCACAGGCTTGCGCTTCGATAGTAGGAATACCAAACCCTTCGCCGTAAGAGGTAGCAAGCAGAACATCCATCGCCGTATAGATTGTGGCTAAGGTCTGCTGGTCTATCCCGTTGCGATAAACGTAAGGATCAACAAACTTAAACTTTTCTTCTGGCACTCCACAGGATTGAAGCAACTGCAATAATCTGATTCCGCCTAGTGCGCCCATCTGATCTGTGTGCAGATACAGAACAACGTCATCGTGCTTCTGGGCAAACATCGAGAACGCAAGAATGTTCTCACCAAATGCTTTGCGGTTAGGGCTTACGCCTTTGTTGGCTGCGTTCATTCCAACAACAAACTTGTCCTCGCCTACTCCAATGTATTCTCTGCCAGTAGTTCCCTTGTGGCGTTTCATTGGCTTGAAGACTGGCTCGATACCGTGTGGCGCATAAAGGGACTCAATGCCTACGTTTTCAATCATGGCTTGACCGTATTGGCTCATGGCGATAGGCGTTACTGCATCACGCGCAAGCCACTTAGTTACTTCTGGCGGTACTGGTAAGTGATCAACTGGAACCCAGCTAGCCACATTCCAATCTAGCCAGCGATCACCTTTGAAAACCCACACGTCATACAACGTGAAAAGAATGTGACCTTGCTTAGGGTGGCGCGTTGTCCAATCGTGCATGTGTGCAGGTACTACGTCATTTGAATACAGGTCTGCGCCACGTTGATAAACGGGGATGCCGTTCCAGTCTGTGTTGCTTCCCTCTAGACCGTAGTTGTTAAAGATCGCAACATCGTGACCAAGTGCTTTGAGTCGCTGTGTGACTTGTGCTGTTTGAGTTCCATAACCAGTATTCGCCCAAGGCGCGTTGCTGTTCCATCCGATTGCTAATGGTTTTGACACAGGGGATTCCTTTATTCGCAGGTGCTTTGACCTTACATTAAAACATGGTGAAACAAAAGCAGAACCCCACCAAGCCTGCGCTCCCGGTGGGGTTCTACGTTTTTGGGTGCTATTACTAGCTGGCTCCGCCTGCAAAGTACTTCACATGTGAAGTCTGGATTAGGTTGCCATCAACGCGCATAGTCGCTCTGAAGGTGATTAAGTCATTCTGGAATGCGTAATCATCGGAACGATCTAGGCGTAGTCCACCAACGGTGCGAGCGAAGTAACTTGGCAAGTGACCAAAGATTACAGACTTCGCGCTTGTTGCTGGTGCTGCCATAGCTGGATTCTCAAAGATTGGGTAACCAAGCAATAGATCACGAGCATCAGCAGTTAGGGATGGGCTGAACAAGTACTGTCCAGCGGTGTCCTTTAACTTACGAACAGCAGAGATCGCCTGAGCGTTCATTTGCCATCCTGTACCCGGTAGGGTGCGACCTGCGGTATCAACACTGTAAACCAAGTCAATTAGGTTGTCAGCGGTGAATGCGCCAGATACTGCGGTAGAACCAGTGATACCTGAACCAGCAGCAGTAACGATACCTGTTGGCTGAGTTGTACCAGTTCCAGTTGTTAGTGCGCCATTGACTGCATAGCCAAGTGCGTTACCGGTCTGAGTTGCAAGGAATCCAAGAATGTCCACGCCTGCATCTTCAACCATTTCACGGCTGATCTGAGTTAGGAATGAATACTTGTATGCACCAAGAGTCTTGAATGCATTGAATGTTGGATCGCTTTCACCGATAAGAGCAGCTTCGGAAGAAACTGTACCTACGGAGTAAGCAGACAAGCTAGGAATCTGCAAGTTCTCGCCACCAGCGGTGTTAAGAATTGTTGAAGTTTCTAGCATTGGGCCAACGTGACGAGCAAGCATGATTACCTGATCGTAGAAAGAGGTCGGTACTGGTGCGCCAGTTGAACCCTTTGTTACATCGCGCTTCTCGAACGAGTGGGAACGAATCTCACCACGAGCTAGGGAACGGATTAGTTCAGCTTCGTCAATAGCAGGAACTGCTGCAACGGATGGCTTAACTTGTGCTTCAAAACCTTTCATGGCTTCAGCAGCGCGGTTTTCGCGTTCTGCTTGAGCGTTCATGGTTTCGATTACCTGTGAACGTGAATCAAGGTCAGCCATGATGCGGTCATAGGTTTGGTTTTCTTCTGCGGATAGATCGCGCTTTTCAGCTGCTGCTGAGTCAAGAAGAGCCTTTGCTTCTTCCCAAGCCTTTGCACGAGCTTCTGCTTGCTGACGAATGTAGTCAGACATAGTAACTCCTAAGTGTTTGATTGGATTGGTCTTACAGTTTCTGCGTGGCTCCACGACAGTAGCGCAGTGGCGGCTCCGCACAATGCTTATCTAATTATGGCACAAATAAAAACAGACCCAGATGCTTCCCCACATCTGAGCCTGTTCTTTGAATTTAGATTAGAACGCTTTAAGCATTAGGTCAAGTTGCTTGCGCTTGATCTCTAACATGTCTACGTCTGATGGTTTGTCAGCGCGTAGTTTCTGCACAACCTCTGAGATTAAATCAGCGTGTGAATCGTCTAGAGTTTCGCCGGCTTCTAGCTTTAGGATCGCATCGCTGAGAGCATCAACATCAACGGCGGTGCGCTGTGCCAGAATGTCTAACGAACGAACAGTTGCAGTTGTTGCTTCATAGGCTGGGAAGCCAGTAACAATAGAAACCTCATGCAGTCGAACCTGATGCAGTTCACGAGTTGCGCCATCGCTTGACCAAGCATCACCCTTTGGTGGAACGCTGAAGCCAAATGACATTGACGAAACATCGCCACGCTTCATAAGAACCGATAGGTCGCGCCCTGCGCTAGTGTCTGGCAGTTCAGCCTGAGCTAGTAGACCGCGTGAATCCTCAGATAGTTTCAAAGTTCCAGCGCGTGTTGAACCTAGAACAACGTCTGTGTTGTGGTTCATAAATAACTTGATTTCGTTGCGCGACTTTAGTGAACGCTTGAATGCACCCTCACGGATTACCTCTGTGAATGGTAGTGGTTCAGACGGGCTATTGAATACGGCTGCGTATCCTGTGAAACTCATGCCATCGCTAGATGCTTCCCCGTTACGAACATCAAACTCAACGGTATTAACGCGGCGTTCTACTGTGGTGGTCATTGACTGCCTTTCATCTTTGTTTAAGTTTAGCGCGATTGAACGCCACTTCTCATTCTGTAAATCATTGGCGGTACGTTCCTCAGCGCGGATGCGTTCAACAACTCCCTCTGCGTAAGCCATTGCTGCTCTTGCTCTTGCCTTAGATGGGCCACTTCCCCAAAGTAAATGAGCAACAACTCCTGCACTTGGGTAGCCATCTGCATCTGGGTCTGCATCTGGTGCATCTAAATCTTCCATGTGGCGAGCAATCCAAGCTGCAATACGAATCCACTTGTCATCAGAAACTTGACCGTCAGCCATTAACCGGGCTTCACGAATAGTGCGCTCAACTAAGCCATCGCCACCTTTACCCTCAGCATAAAGTTCCAAACCACGTCTGGCAGATGCTCGCATATATGCAGGTGCATCTTGATTTATAGCGCGTAAGTCATCCTCATCTTGATCCATGTCATCCTCTGACTGCCATGCGTTGCAGTAGAAACCGCCATCAACGAATTCATCCCACTTCTCACACCATGCTTTATCGCCTGCTTCGTTTACACGATCTTCCTCATAGAAAATGCAGTTGCCACAAGCGCGACCCTCTGGCACATCCTCAGCAAGTGCTGGTCTGTAATTATCGGGTAGTTCTCTGTAAGCCTTTTTGACTGTGACTTTCTTAACACGCTCACCGCCGGGTTCTATTTCCTCAGCTGCGGAAACGGCAACCATCTGATCTATTGCATCCTGCTTGTTCTCATGGCAACCGATAACTTCATCATCATCTTTAATAGTGGCCCACCCTGCACAGTCAGGAGATTCGTCTGTTATGAAGTACGGCATTAGTTCTGCTTCTGTGTCATTACGCCAACTATTAAATCGGCAGGGTCACTTACTGCGTACAGTTCCTCTAGTGGCAAGAGTTGCAATTTGATTGTTTCGCCGGGGTCAATGTGCGGTGCATTTGTTGTGCTTACGTTTGCCCCACCAAAATAAATGTAACTGTTACTGCTTTTGGTTAAGTTGTGCAACGTCACAAACTGTGGGTTTACAGAAGCAGTAACTATCTTTGTCGGTGCTGTTAGGTCTAGTTCAAATTGGGCTGTTGCTAATGTC